CTTTAAACCCGTAAAGAGAACCATAAGTAAATTTTCTAATTGTGTACAGCAGAAACAAACGATCTCCAGATAAAAGATCTAAAGGCCGTAAACCTGCTTCCTTCAGTGTCGGAACACAATTATCAATTAGAGTATTCAAAATAGGTATCATATCAAATCTGCCAGCTAATAATTCTTCCTGCACCGTCTTCATCGGCAAGACTTCTACTTCTCCACCAACTAAATTAGGATACGTAAGTCCTTTTGATGGTAATACAACTCTATTTCCTAGCATTAAATTATACTCCTTATGTAATAAAATAAATAAAAAGATTCTTAGAGTTTCTGCAAATCTATAACAACACTTTTTTGAACTCTGCGTAATTCCACAAGCATTTTGGTTAATGCACGATCTACATCATCTGCGTTCTGTTTTTGCTCTCCTGCTTCAAACAAGTCAATTGACACATCGCGAGCTGTAGTCATGTTATCGACTGCCCCCGTAAATGCATCTACTACTTTTTTAAGGTCTTCTCCAAACGTAGCTTTCACTCTAATCTTCAACCCCAACGCTTTAGCTACTTGCAGTGCAAGCTTAGGGTTCTTTCTGTATAAGGTTTTAAGTTCATTTTTCATGTATTGCACTCCGTTTCACCTACTTCAGAAGCTTACTTAACTCTACCAATTGATGTACCGCTGCTTTCTGTTCATTTGTAAGCGGTGCAGTATTTAACTTAGCAGTTTCTGCAAGTCCAGCAAGGGCTGAGCGTGCTATCCACACATCACTTGTCGCTTTTCCAAGAGCTTGATCCACCAAGTTGCGATATTTTTTTCCTTGATTCTCAAACACCTTCGCTAAATTTCGATTTATCCCCTTAAGTCCGTTAGCAAAAAGATCACAGCACCTTATTGCAGCATTTAACCCTTCCCACACATCCACTTCTTCAGCACTTTTCACTCTAATTTTCAGCCCTAACACTTTAGCCACTTGCAGTGCAAGTTTCGGGTTCTTTTTGTACAAAGTTTTAAGTTCATTTTTCATTTTTGAACCTTTCTCTAATTACAGCAACCACTCGAGCTGGTCTAGAAAGTCGTAAGAGTCATGAACTATTTGCTGTGCAGCTGTGCTACCGTTATCTTGAAGTATAGGTACAACCTGTGCTTGAAAAACCTTCAAAGCCTTAATCAGTTGTTTTGTAACCGCTACCGCTTTACTGTCAAGTGACATGCCTTGCTCTGCTTTAATCTTGTACCCCAATGCTTTGGCTACTTGCAGTGCAAGCTTAGGGTTCTTTTTGTATAAGGTTCTAAGTTCAGTTTTCATATAATTATTCTTCCACTTTAAATTTACCAAATTGTTTGTAAATACGCAAAACATCTTTTGGTGCAATAAATTTAGGTTTATCTCTCCCTTGAATCACGTCTCCTAACTGGAATAGAGGCACGTAGCGTCCTTCGTAAGCTGCAAAACGCGTCTCTAAAGGTTCCTTAACTACAACTCTATTTTTTGGATCAGTAATTATTACCCAAAAACGCTCCCTATCTTGATTAATGTGATCAACAATCATAGTAAACCCTATATCACTTACAGCTGTAAAAGGGAAACCAAAACCTTGCTTATCACGCGACTTACTTGCTTTCACAATAAGGTTAAGCACTCTGCACGCTAAAGCAGCTTGCCCTTGTGTGCGTAATGCTTGTATTAATCTCTGCATGCTAGCCTCCTTCACTTTGCTATCCGGGTACCTCCGCACTTTAGTGCTTTGCCTTGTGAGTTGGGAGTTTTGCTGTAAATACTTTGACTTCATTTTTCACATAAACTTTCTTTACCACTGACCGGCTTCATAACTTTGTAGCTGTTCAAGTAGACTATCAACAAGCTGAGCAACCTCATTTGTAGTAGCTCCGCCTTCACGTCCCTTTTGCAGTATCAGTAGTTCCTTACTCTTAAACTGCTCTAACGCTTTAATGGTGCGCAAAATACCTTGAGCCGCTTTTTTTAGATTTGCCCCTTTGAGTTCGGCATGAATTCTATAACCTAGAACTTTAGCCACCCGCTGAGCACGTTTCGGGTCCTTTCTGTACAGCGCTTTGATTGCATTTACCATTACAAAACCCCTTTCTAATCTAATTCAATATCTTTGTACAAAATATCTACAACTATAGAATCAATATCAATCTGTTTGCGCAGTGCTTTGATTACCTGCTCTACATATTGCTTCTTCACTGCAGGTGTATAATAATTTTTGTACGCAGGTTCTTTAGAAATATCGCTAGCTACTTCATCAACTAAAACTATAGCAATGTGCTTGATTGCTTTCTCTACTTCCGCATTTACATCTGCTTTAACATACTTTGCCACCGCTAGCACCTTACAAGCTAGAGTGGGGTTCTTTTTTGAAAGCGCTTTAATAATTTTTCGCATCCTAGGTACACCTTTATGCTACAACATCAGCACTACTAGATAATAGTTTCGGTATTGCTTTGTCATATCTAATAGTAATCTGAATCTTATTCATTTCGTTTGAAGACATATCTAGTGTGTCTCCGTACACGACATCCTTCGGCCAGCACCCTCTCAAAATCCACTCTCTCCTATACGTGCCATCCGGAGCAAACAAAACAACGGAAGCATCTACTTTATAATCTTTAGCTAATCCGATCTTACCTGTTTCAGGATCATACACTTTTTTCCGCCAATCTGAAATTGCTTTCATAACAGGCTGATCCACATAATCCTTCAATCCAAGGGTGCCTTCATCAAACAATGGTTTACCTGCTACATAAACTTTCTCATTGACGAAATTAATTTCCAACTCCTCACTATGCTCAGTCGGCAGAAAACCCGTATCCAAAGCTAACTCAATAACTCTTTTAGTATCGTTACTACCCGCTGAGGGAGGAGTAACTTCAAAATACCAGTTGTTTTGTCTTTGGACTTCATAGTTGCCTTGAATTCTTGAATCATTTGCACGAGAACCCGCACTAATATGTCCTGCTGATAGTTGAACAGCCATGCTAATCTCCTACATAAATTTTTCTTCGTTTGTGTTAGTATCCTGAGCTACATTCTCCTCAGAGCCTACTTCGTTAGACTTAAATTCGAAATACTCTCCAAGGATTTTAGCAAATTTATCCTCTAACCTGTCAAAGTCTCCTTCAAGCAAATCTTCCACATCTGAAATTGTGCCTATTTTTTGCCTGAGGAGCTTTTTTGTGATTGTTTCAATCTTATCTCTTATTGTTGCTGCTAGGTTAATTGCTTCAATCTTACCTTTGCGCCGTGTTTCTTTAGTTGCCAGCACTTCTCGCATTTCCTCAGCTAGAGTAAAGCACCCTTGCACTTCTAAGAGATTTATAATATCTTCATGTTTCATATGCACCTCTTTATGCTTCAGCACTTTCTAACACTTCCTGTAACGCTGTATTTAGCTCACTACGCAATGTGTTTAAAGAATTGCTTATGATCTTTTCCACATAAAAGATTGCAGTAGAAAGATCGTTGTCTGCTAACACCTGTGAAATAGCTTCTTTAATCTTGGAAGTGATTATACCTGCAACCTCTTCACTGCTAGCTTTTTTGTTGTTCCGGCGTGCTGCTTTTACCTGTTTTTTGCGAAGTTGCTCAGCAGCTACAAACCGGCCTGCACGCTCCAATTTATCTATAGTTCTACTTTGCATTCTTGATCCCTTCCTTACACTTCATTAAAGCTTACACCCGTCGGTGTGGAGACAAAATTGACTAAAATAATTTCTGAATATTTGGTGTGTATCATCTCTACTTTAGCTGCTACGGTGTTTTGTGCAATTAAATCTGACGTGTTTGTAGTAGCATCGCATGTGACTCTATAATCCGTTAAACCTCGCCGATCCTTAATAGCTTCCATAACAGGAGAAATAACCCGCTCAACACGCCGCCACGTAATTTCATCATTAGGCTCCCAAGTAGCTTCATCTAAAGCACTCATGATTGTTCGCTCTGCGTACAGTAGCATTCTACGTGTGCCTATACGATCTTTAGATGTTGCAGTCCGCTGTAAGGTCTTCTGACCATAAAGCTGAATAACGCCGTTTTTCTCAATAATAGGATTTAAATTGTTTGGAAACCCGTACATTAATTCAATATCACCTTCAGTTGCATTATATTCAATTTCCAAAGCACTTATCAACCGCCCTCGTTGTGTACCAGCTGGCGGATACCAAGGATCAGCAACATAATCAGTGTAAGCCATCTGTGCTGCTACAAAACCACTTGGAGGTACCCAACGGTTACCTGAATTGACTGTGGGATTGTATGCATCATAAATTCTAACCCAAGGCCAGTAGATGCAAGCATAAGATGAACTAAGAGACGCCCGAGCTGAATAGATGCCTTCTCCATTCATAAAATTGACTGCATTTTGAACACTTAACCCATACGGAGTGTCCAAAATTGTAATGCAATCTCTTCGATCCACTTCACAAACACTAATCATCTTAGTCTGCACTGCTTCTGATGTGACACCAGGTACAATCAAAATACTAATATCAATATCGTTTGCATTTGCAAAGATTTCCAACCCTGTTCGAGTCTGATCAGAAATAGTTCCAATATAATCTGCATCAGTCACATCGGACATTCCATCAGCACCCGCTACAAGAGTGTAATCTCCGTTAACGGGTAACGAAGAAACTGCACCCACATCCACAGATGTGATATAATAGGATTCATTAGCAAATCGAGTAGTGTGGAAATTTGTACTACTGGAATCCTTACTCAGGTTATCAAACGTTTCTAATCTCACACTATTTGCATCATAGAGGTCTAATTTAAACGTGTTAGATGCTGTTCCATCACTAATTGTTGCTTTGTAGCTATTAGCCCAAGTACCTTCTGAGGCGGCATAAAGTGTGAGTGTAGTTGAAGCTCCATCTGTACCTGTGTGAGCCGTGTTGTCCAAACCTAATGTAGTGTCTGCTGTACTATCTGAATGCACTTGCAAACCTTCTGTAGATCCTGTTTGGCTCTTCACTAACTTGACTTTACCTAAACTGTCTGCAGATGCTGTAAAGTTAGTAGCAGTATCATTGATATCTTCTGCTACTTGAGCAGCACTTCTTGTTCCAGCAGTCAATGTAAAAGTTTGCGTTCCTGCACCTGTTCCAGTCAAAACCACCTTTAAATAATCAGTTCCATTAACTCCGGTGTATGTAGCAGCTGTCCAACCAACTGTAGTGTACATACTACTTGCAATAACATCAATACTAAAATTATGAGAAGCTCCGGTGTCGTTTTGCGTGATCTTGATTTTACCATTTCCATCATCAACAAATGTAAGTCCTGTAGTGGCTGCATTCAAAGCGGCAGCAAGAGTGTTAGCTGTGTATGTACCGGTTGCAATTGTGCCAGATTGCGTTACACTATCAACTGTAAATGAATATGCGTTATTAGCTCCGGTTAATATAAAATTTTCTACCTCTGTTCCGGTAGTGGTAGCTCCAGTAGCTGCAGTAATCGTAAAGTATTCAGCATTAGTGCCTTGAACGGTTGCTGCAGATGCGGCACCTGTTACTGCAATACTAGCCTTAGCAGCTGATGTGTAAGGAGAGCCGTTATAGCTTCCGCCACATACTCGAATTACCCACAGTCCTTTGCCCCTCTTCAAATACTCGAGAGCTGCATATGCCATATAACTGTTTACGTTAGGTTGACCAAAAGTTTGAATAAACTGATCAGCACTTGTAATATACGTTGCTGTATTTATTGGACCTTTAGTTGCAGTCCCCACTATACCGCATATGCTAGTTGATAAAGCGGGAGCATATTCTGATAACTCTAACTCCCTAAATTTGGGTCCTGGCGCGATATAATAAGCCATAGATTAAACCTCCTCCAATTAACGGATTTCTAAAAAACCCTTTGCTATTCTTGCACGAATATCCTCAGACATTTCTTCAGATGCTACCGCTACCATTTGACCAGCTAGAATAGGAATTGTGGTATCTTTTCCGTTACGAACAATATGAACTTCTTGCAGTTGCGGTAATTTGTTTACTAATTTTTTCTTCATACTTTTGATCTCCTTTGGTGCTTTTTTTGGCACATCTACAGGCCGTTGGAGTGCAAATGTGTTTTGGATAACCTCCGTATCTGCAAAGTACCATGCATCTAAACAGTACATTTTAAAGTAATCATAACTTATATAACCGTATCCGTGAGCTCCCCATTCAGTGCCCCAACTGTTCTTAAACTTAATTAGTTCAGCACTATCATCAAATCCAACAGCACAAATTGCATGCCCACCACGCCTTTTTTCTCCTCTTTTCGGCATAGGCACAACACTTTGGTCATTTGGTCTAAAAATACCGTCAAAACAGATCACACCGATAGCTAAAGGCCCTCTAGTTAAAAGCAGCTTAAACTCCTCTAAGGAGGCTATACGCCAGTAAGAACCGCATTTGTACCATTGAGCTACATTAGCCGCCCATTTTTCAGGCTCTCCTTTATGTACAGCATCATAACTCCACCCTTGCTCTACGGGTACACCAGAATCAGTGAGTACCTTCATTGCAAATCTAAATGATGTACCCTCTACACCCGGCCAAACATCAATATCTTTGCATTTATAGTACAACCACTGCTCGGAGAGATCATACAACTTTGATTGATCAAAAGTCTGCTTAAATTGGGTTTTTTCTTGCCACTCTTTCACAGCTACCACTGCAAAAGCTACACAGCTCCCTAATTTCCCTTGGTTCTTTACCGGGGTCATATCCAGCTCCCAATCTACTCCAGTTTGCGATACTGCAGGCGTAATTGTATTTTTTAATAAGTTTGACGCAAGATAATCCCGACTATCCTCTGGATCTTTTTGTGCCCCAAAAAGCACGTTTGGCATTATGCATCCACCTCCTGCACATCTAAAATATAATCTTCCGGACTTTGCATATAAGTTATTAACATTTTTGTGATAACGTTTACATCACTCGCAAGCCGAATCCACACTCCAAGATTAGCATTTAACGTCATATTACAATATCCAGCACGTTCCTCAAATTGGTTAGCTGATTCTGTGGAAGTTGCTTGAATATCTAAGCTTGTACGGTACGTCATTCGCGTATCTCTACTAAACACATTGACAACAGGGGTGTCCAAAACAGCCACTAAAAGAGTTTTCCTTAGAGTGCCTAACCTGTCTTTGTTTTGTGCCCAGAGATCAATAGTGTACGGATGCGTGATTGGTATAGCCCGAACCCTAGTAGCTGTTTTTGTAGTGCGGTCCGTTACAATTACTTGACCTACACGATGTAAGTAAGCATTATATCTTGTAGTGTCTAATTCTACATCCCCTGTCATATATACAGTAGCAAATGGAAACGTTACTTTTTTTTGCTCATGATGCCCAGCTACTTGCTCGAATGCAGTATCTCGTTTACCTTCAACTACTTCAATATTCAAAGCATCCTTTATATATGTGCAGAGGGCTGTACTAAAATCTTTAACCATGATTCCACTCCTACAGTTTTAGCTTTTATTATAAATAGATTGAAAAATTTGAAAAATGATAATGTGTTGTGTGCAGAAATGCTTTACGGTAGGTTAAAAAGGGTTGGATATCAAAACAAAAAAAAACGCGCTTAGGCGCGTTTTTAGCTTCTCACTATTTTAATTTGTATGCAGCAAATAAATTGCAACTAAACCTCAAAAAACTGAGATAATCGAGTGGTAACCTCTCTAGATACTACCTCAAAAGCATACGCTGTATTGATTGCTATGGTAGTTTTCCCTAACCGAAACAGCTCATTGTATGTTTTATACGCTAATTCATTACGCGTATCCGCTAAATTAAAAAATGTGAATAAAATATCAGGCTGTTTCATACATGCACAACACATCTTTTCTACGTCTCTTGAAGGCTTTAAAGAAATTTCCACTTGACGAGGTTGCTTCTTTTGCATTTTTGGATTCAACGCATTTTGTTCAGCTTGCATTTGCGCTCGAATTGCAGCAAAGTGCTGCTGCGTTTGAATAAGTAAGGGTAACGCCATCTCCGTTTGATAATAACTATCAACGAGCACTACATAATTCTTATCCAACCAAGGCTTAACCTCTAACATGTACCAATCTATACGGCTCTGCACAAGCTGCAATACATTAAGATCGTCAATAAGAGGCTTTTGAAAAGAAGAGCACCGATGGTAATCAAGCTTATGCTTTTGCATAAACTGTTCAATAGAATCTAGATAAGCTAATCTAGATGTATCCCCCTCACACACGATAAGGTGCAACTGCTTTTGTTTTTCTTCAATATCACGTTTTTTAAATAAGCTTCGATTATCTTTGATTTCCATCTAACACCTCATTTTTCTCATCACGCTGCATACGATGAGTTACAAAAAGTCTATTTACTTCATTGCTTAAAATTTGAGCTCTTAAATCTGATAACCCATAACTTGTAATAAGTTCATTTAACACATAAAGAGCAATGAGTTGGTTTGTATATTGTTGCAATCTTGGAGCTAATAGTGCAGCTTTGATCCCGTTTGTTTCCAAAAATTGCATGAATTTTGTTATTGCATCCTCCGTGCCTTTTTCTAACCGCATAATATCCAGTAGTGCATTGTGCAGCACACTCTCAATTGGGTGCTTTTGATTTGAACTTGCCACCTCTTCTTTCGCCTCAAAGCGTGAACATAAAAGATCTTCCCCACAAGCATACTTGCATGCATTACAATTATAATTTGGAATAAAAAACTCGCACAAGTAACCTGCTTGAGATTTATTGATATACTTACACGTCTGTGGGTCATGCTCACAAAGCACGCACATGATATGTACTAAGGATTTACTATGCATTTTAATCTTGCATCCTAGTGCTGGTTATAAAAGCACACATAGTTTCTTTCACTTCCTTCAGTGTAAAATAAGTATCTTTTAAATTTTGATACACTAAGTCACTTATCTTTAACAGATGCTCCACTTTAAGCATCTGCGTGTTTAACGGAGCTAATAGAATAGCGCATACGGTATCTCGAATCGTACTGGATTTCATCTCCTGTAATTCTTTGTTGTATCTTTCGTACAGGTACTGCTGTCCAAGAGCTTCTTTAGTCTTAAGCTCCGTCATGAGAGACAGAAAACCTAATCTTATTGAAAGCACGCGATCTCGAAAAGCTTGTGCTTCAATAAGCAATTGGGCCAACTGGCCCCCTTCCTTTGGCCCATAGGAGCACACCGGCACAGTTCTTAATTTCTTGCCGCCCTCTTTTGTTGACAAGCAAAGCACAAAATATTTTTGCAGTTCTACCTCTACACTTGAATCTATAACAAGATGCGGCTCTAATAGAGATTTTCGAAACGCCTGCAAAAACGCATCCGTCTCCTTTACTCTGGCTACATTAAATGGAGGTTCTAAGAAATCCTTACACGCTACTGAATCGTAAGCTACCCCGGTATGTTCAGGGCACGTTAATCCAGACTGTCCTTGAGGTGTTACAAACCACACACAAGCACCGCATTGACGCAGTGATGAAACCTCATCTTCCTTGCTTCTCTTTCTCATATTAGAGCTCCTTAGAGAGAAACAAATGGTTACGTGTGCAAGTTACCACTTTCATATACTTATCTTCATATAAAGTTTTTAAGGTATGCGGTCTTAAATCCGAAGTTCCAAATAACAGAAAATCAGGGCGCACAACCACCAGGCTAAATTGCGTTAGGTCCACATCAATTTGATAACCTACAATTGCTTGAGAGCACTCTACACGATGCACCGCTAATTGTATCCTTTTACATTGGGAGTGGATTATCTCAGCAGGCTCTGTCTCTAACCTTTGAGTATTAATTGCTTTGTAAATATAGGAACCTGAATTTGAATGCGTACATTCAAACTCTTTAAGTTTAACATCTTTCCAAGCAACCATTTTTTAACCTAATTTTCTATATTTTTTACGCGAGGTAGGAAAAACTGCAAATCATAAGCTAGACTTTTTACAATAAACAGCTTATCATAAAAAGTTAATTCTAGCAAACCGTCCACATTTAGTAGATCTTTTACCATTTTGTAAGTAGTCCAAATAGTATCCTCTGAGTGCACCACCGCCTTATCTACAGGCACACTGTAAGCAGTATTAGCTGTTTTTGTGTTAATCGATACTATGATTTCTGCTTTATTAGATTTTTTTGCTTCAGCAGGCTTCAGTTTAAAACATATCTTGATATCCTTATCCTTTTCTTTATTAACACAGCACACAGCTTCAATAGCCCCGGCAAACGCTCGAGAGTCTACACAAAATGCACACACCGGAGCTTGTAATTTAGCAAGTAGTGTATCTACATCTCTTACACTTCCAGTAAGCTTTGGAAATTGATATTCAAGTGTATCGCACTTTACTTTAACATACTTTCCAGTGGTACCCAATTCAATTTGTTTCGGCTCTTCTTTTTTACTTTTCTTTTCTTTCTTAAATGTACCGGCACCCAACACCGTCATTAGGGGTGTAAGATCTAACGTTAGCTCAAACGCAGAAGTAGTTGGCATAACTGCTTTAAACTTTGCACCCCGATGACTGTCTGATGTTTTAAGCACAAGCTCGGCCTGATCATTTTTCATGTAAACAATGCGTCTTTTTATGCTTGATAAAATAGGATCAAATGATACTAAATGTAATCCTGTCACAAGCATATCCCTATCAAAAACATGTGTGAGAGGTACATCTTCCAGTAAGCTTTCCTCCGTAAGAGCTCTACTAACAGGTAAAGCTAACTTACCAATAAAACTTCCAGACTTAAATCGCACAGCATTTGCAAAAAACTCCAGCTCTACACTTTTGCCTGGATACTTAAGTTTTGCAAAAAGATCCACCGGCAAACTAAACATACCTTCCATATCTGTTTGAGCTGCTAAGGTTTGTACTAGTTTGCTTCCTCCACTCACACAAACCAGTCGTACCGTGCTGGTTCCTAGTACAACTGAAATATTGGTAGTTCCACTTTTATACAAGACCGCTTTAGCTAATTGAACAGCTTTTTTAAACTCATCAGTACTAACTTGAAATTTCATTATTGATGTGCTCCAAACTAAAATGCATCTCTAAAAACTCACTGCACGGCATTTGCAACCCGCCAACATCTTTCTTTCTCATTTTACAGTTTTGCCACCTCTTTATTAATAACTTTTTAGCCTCTGCAAAATCTTTTGGAAAATCCTCTTTAAATTCATTACTATACCGTAAAGATGCTGGATGCACAGTTAAAAACACTTCATAATCTCTCCACTTATATGCTTTACCACGGAAATGCGTAATTCCAGCATTCGCGATTCCAAAAGCTCGCATCGGAGTTGTGCCCATGGCCACTACTAGCAATGGTTTACATGCTTCAATGATATTGAAGCAATTTGCGCTGCAAAACATGGAAACATGAGGCTCTGGATTTATTGTTCTTTTTGTGCTAGGATGTACCGTTAAGCACAACGCAGTATTTGTAATCAAATAATAAGTGTTTGCAAAATAACGATTAAATGGCACCCGGAAAACCTCTCCAGCAGAACCTACAAGCGGTCTTCCTTCTCGCACCTCATCTTTACCTGGATTTTCTGCAACAAAAACCACCTCTACCTTAGATAGATCATCTAAACAGTTTGTTTCCAAAATACAGCTAGGGCATCCGTATAAATCGCATTCTTCACAATTTACAAAGGATTTTTTTATACTAAACATGCGTGTAGAACAAATCTAGAATTGCGGTGTCAAACTTATGAATGCCTACCCCATGCAGAAACTCTAAAAGCTCTGTAGGTTGTTGCACAATATTTGAAGTAAGTGTGTAGGGGATAGTAGTTTGGAGTTTTGTTAGTTGGTATATTTTCTCCACCCACTCCCGTCCATTCAGAAGATCGGAATGGACACGCTCACTCATTCCGTCTGGCCGAGTTTTAATGTGAGCATAAAACTCGTGCGGAGTACTAGATGGTAATTGCTCAATACATTTGCAAATTATTTTGTGGTCTAATTTTCCGCTGCCTGGTAATTTCGGAATGTTGTCCGAAGGATCCCCAAAAATGGCTTTGTATAGAGCTATATTTTTTGGGTTAGTTAACTCAAATTTCTGTGCTACATCAGCTTGAGTAATTGCTGATTTGTTGTTTGGAATAAACGTAGCTCCCAGATCTAAGATCTGCCATAGATCTTTATCCGCTGATACCACATAGATCTTGTGAGTCTGGTAATAGGTTTGAACGATAGACCCAATCACATGATCTGCTTCGGTATCTGGAGCATGAGCAAAAAAACAACAAAATTGATGTAACATTGTTTTAACATCAAACACAGGGTTGAATGTTTTGGATCTGTTAGCTTTGTAACCTGGATATATTTTATGAGCTTCTGTAGGGTAGTTATCAAAAACAAAAACTAATCCCGTAGTATTAATATCTTTATTTCCGTGGAGAGCAAAAGCCGCTAAAATTTTAGATAAACTCCCATAAATATGCCCTGTAGGTTTGCCCTCATACTGCATCCAATTAAAAGCTTTCGCGGCTGCTGCTGCATGAGACACCCAAGAAGTGTCAAAAATAATTAATATATCTTTACTCTCAAGCTCAGTAGGATCATTATCGAAAATTGAATCATACATTATGCGGCACCTTTTTCTTAAAACGGAGAGAGAAGGATTTGAACCTTCGGGAGATGTTTCCATCTCCACTCGCTTAGCAGGCGAGCGCCTTCAGCCCCTCGGCCATCTCTCCTAGTCTATTACTTAACTTTGTCTTTCTTTTTTAACCCTTTACACATACCAGGGCACCCACAATCCACACTCCACCCATGGGAATCAATTAACTCTAAATTCGGGCATTTGAGCAGCTCCGCTATTGATCTACCTAGACCAAGCTCTAAAAGAGGATCACTTTTACTGGTAATTACTGAGGCCCAAGCTCCCAGACTCCGTTGCCAATAACCCGCTCTAGTAGGTGTAGATACAGCATCCTCTGGAATATCTAGCTTTAATTCAGTACGCAACCGTTCAAAAAAGCGTTGAGAGTTACGCATACCCTTTCTCACATAGTTTCAATTTTCAGTTTTTAAACAAGCGTTTCATCAAGCTACTTACTTTTTTACCCTTACTGTTAAATATACTTCTTTCCTTGATATTCTCATATGTGCCATTAGATATCCAACCAAGTCGTCCGTCTTCTCGAGCTAAATACTCTTCAATCAGGTTCTCTACAACAGCACTTAGAGTTGCATAATGATAGCAATCTTTATTTATTGCATCTAAAGCTTGCTGGTGTGCTGTTGAAATACTAAAGGTCCCTTTGTGATTCATTATTGCTCCAAAAAAAGTTTATAGCTAACACGCAACACTTTAGCTAATTTCTTAGCTAGCCTCGCATCAAGAGGTTCTTTGTTGTTCTCTAACCGAGAAAGCCGAGTACGGCTAATTTGCACAAGATCTGCAACCTGCTGCTGCGTAAGACTTTCCTTATATCGAGCACCACGAAGAAGCGTGCCTATACTATGATTTTTGAAGATAGCTTTCCAGCTCTTACTTTCTCCAAATATATCTAAAATTTCTGTGATTAATTTTTGCTTATTGCTTTCAGTGTACCCGGTATTCTCTGAGTGTATGGTTACCCACCAGTAGTCCAGTGTTTTGCTTAAGCGAGCATGCTTCTTAAGTTTTTGAAAGTCTAAAGGAAAACCATTAACAAAATCTGTAGCAATCATTTAACTAACCTCCACTTCACTCGTTGAAAAAATCCCAGTAAACTCCACTATATAATCTACTCCAAAACACTCCATAAAGTTCAATTCCTCTTCTGTGTATGTGCGGCTAGGATTACCAATTAAGTCTTGCACTTTTCGCGCAAGACTCTGTGCTTGAATAAGCTCAGTTTCCTTGAACAGCTTTTCACAGGTATACACCCCGTTGTCACCGCTGCCTGTATTGTATCTGTAACCCTTGAACTGAACTTTGAACATTACCTTACCGTTTTGTTTGGAATAATTTGCTGGTGCTGCCAGTTATGCCTGCCAGTTATATCTCGTCTAAACCTTTCATTTACAAATTTCGCTACACTTTTTCTAAAAGCTCCGTAACTAAAACTATCAGCTAACCGCACAACACAGCCCTCGCACTCATCCCCAGCATAGGTTACAGTGTCTTTACATAATGTGCGGATTAGCTTTTCATCCCATGTTCCAACATAGATCACAGGCACCATTGGTACATACAACAACTCCGCCCAAGTTACAGTGTCTTCCCAAGATAAACACTCATTTCGCTCGTTCCAAATTGAAAATATTAAAAAATAACTTCTCAGATTTTGATACTGGATTGTGTGTTTTGCATACAAATTTTCTCCACAAACTCTCCACCCTTTAGGTATCTCGTATGCAATAGTGCTATGAAGATTTTTAACCCAATCTCTTGAAGGGTGGCTTCTTCCATTTAAAGAGCGTGCGTGTAAATAATCTGAATAACAGGACGTGTTCTCTCCGTCCATTTTAATAGTCGCTACAACTTGCTTACCTTCAAAGTGCTCAGTGCTTGCAAGCACGCGATCATCGTCTGAAACACCCTCGCTCCAGGGTAAGTGATAAGTACGAGGATATTTCACATAAGAACAGAATTCATCTAAAACTCCGTGTAAAATCTTTTGCACGCTTTCATCAAAAAACAGCTCACCTTTCAACCGCATACCGTTCGGAAGAATTATATTCCCCCACTTGTCGTAGCGAGAATCAGGGTATAGGTGCGGCGGCAGTACAGGTACCGTTACACTGATGCGCTCTCTTAACTCTTCGCATGTAATAAGCGTCTGCTCCGCTTTTATGTGGCACTCACCACACAACGAAGCTCCATTTTCTAAGTAGTACCCGCTGTCCTCCCAGAGTCTTCTTTCTATAATGTGATGTGCATCTTGGGCTGGAGCACTGCACACTACACACTTATACTTATCTCGTGCAAAAACTTGCTTTCGAAATTCTTCTCGAGTTAGCAATTGCATAGTCGTCTCCTTTACCACTAGCTAATCTAATTATACTATACAATCAGCTAAAAATCAAGTCTCCTCTTGCTTTTGTATCTTGGAAATTGTCTCTTCTACCTGCTGAATACGTTTCTCTAATTCTCGCATCTTTTTGACAAGCTGCGAGACTGCTATTTCTGTTTGATCTTCCCAGTTCCAAGGTCCATCTGGCATTCTGAGAATTTCCTCCTGATTATACATAATAGACCTTTCTTAAAGGGTTTTGTAAAGCTTTCCACTTTACTTGCTGGTTTGAGCCCGAGCGTGCCGGCTTCGCGTGCCCGACATCCATTACTGGCAAGTGTGCTTTTCATCGTTAGTCGACTCACTCCAAGCACACCTTTCTTTGGTACCACAGACTATTGGTAAGTAGGCTTGACCACCTGGGGATAATAGCCTCGTACCTCAATGTAACCCCACATTATTTTTACAAAAATATCAACTAAAATTCTTCCAAAGGTGCATCCATTTTTAGCTCAGTCATACTTTCTCTACCCGTATCCAACAACGGGTCTACAGCCTCCTCGCAATCAGTCAATGTCATGTAATTAAACTGCTCCTTGACCTTAAATGCAAATCGCTGTTGATTTCTAGCCTTTTGCTGATCTACTTCAATAATGTGGCCCGTCTCCTCTGCAATCTCAGCACTATAAACCCAGGACCACATATTGTCCGCATGCTCTTTGATTGCTCTAGAATATCTTACTTTTTCCTCGTCGTTCACCTGACACAACAACACACTGACCATGTTATAGGGTTTAGCAAACAACTTCATAAAACGAGCCGTTTCACCTAAAGATTTCCACATCTCCGTTAATTCACTATGTAACAATGAGATATAATCCACTATCAACACATCATACTTAAACCGAGCTAACCCGTAGCACACGTCTTGGATAGTAACATCTTGCGTTGGGCAATAAATGCTGTATCTGCAATTCTTCTCTCGTCCAATTTTATCAAACTCCTCCCAAGCTTTTGCCATCCGCTCTCTTTCAATAATTGAAGCACGGTCACAAAGAATATCCAAAGAATCTACTCTAGAAATGTTTGACAGTATGCGGCACAGCACCTCTTCATGATCCATTTCCAGAGAAACAAGCGCTACATTGTAACCTTGGCGATACATGTTTATTAATAGCTGCACCGCCATTGCGCTTTTCCCACCCGACGTACTTGCACCTATAATGATTAACCCCTTACGCCGGAACCCCCCATTAATACGATCAAATGTTCTAAAACCCGTCTTTATAAATGCAGTAGTCTTACCCGCAATAATCTCGGATACTAATTTACCCGCATTTCCCTCTTTCCCAATATGCACCAACTCGTCGTCTGAACCTGATAGTGATCTAGCATCTTGCACAGCTTTCTCATAAAGCTCAATTATCTTTGATGGATTTTCAACAGTTTTAGCTTGCAAAATGTCTACAGATTCTTTAGAGCACTCATAACAAATTCTAAGCAGTCTGTACTCGTTCAATACAGCTAATAACTGTTTAGCTTCATTAGTGTTTTTTAATTTATTGCATTTCCGATATCCACCTAAAAAATCTCTAGCTTCCTCAGATAAGCTCATATCCTCCATCAACAGCTCTGCAGAAGGTATACCCTTACCTAATTGACCTAGATAAGAAACCCTATTAAAAACCTCTTTAGCGGACGGTACACCAAAATGGGCTTCTCGCAAACTTGCCAATAGTAGCGTTTTTAAGTCTGCTGCACCATTACATAGATTAGCAATAGCCGTAATTTCACTTGATGCACTAACTGTCTTCATTCTCTACACTTTCTCAGATTTTTTTAAACCTGCAAATTGTAAGTATGCACCTGTAGTGTGAAGTCTTTGGTTTATGAACTCCACTATGTTTTGGGTAGCAACCGGGACGATTAAAATTGAATTGCGGTAAGCACTAATGAGAGCTCTTGCATTTTCAATACTATAAGGTAACAAACCACTATCCTCACACAAATCCATAATACACAACACTTCAGGCACCTTATCTCCAAAACACTTACTAGCTTTTTCTGGACTAAATGTCAAAGCCGAAATAGTAAAAATTTCAAAGCTCTTATTGTTTTCTTTAATTCCATAAAGAAGTTTTGCAGCGGCTGCATTGCACCCTTTCTCTGTTGGATAAGATCCTATACCTAACAAAAACGGGGTTGTAAGGGTTGAGGAGAGAATCTGCGTAAAAAACTCAAGCTGCTTTGCTGCAGGAATTGGTTTAACCGTTTTTCCATCTGATGTGTTTAAGGTTTTAAAAGAAAAATCATACTCATAAGCTGAATGGTAGATGTATGGTAAACCATTACGCAACAGTGCAGGTTGAGCTACTTTAAACTTTAAATGTTTAGGTAGATTATCCATATATTCTTTTACTGTTTTTCTTTTTTGGAGAGTAATATATTTTTAGGGGGACAAATACAATAGGAATATTTTGCATGCTCATCATCAGGTGTTCTTAATCCTTACACTCTAGGCATATATCATCCTCAGGCCTTCCTACAGCACAATAGCACCCTGCAATCCCTTTGTGGCAGTAAGGATTCCCATCAGGTGTTTGCAACTTAATTAAATCAATATCCATCTCAACTCCAGTTAGTAATTTTTTTCTAGCAATCATCTTAGGTTTTGCGTTCTCTTTTTCAAGGTCAGCTACAGCAGCAGCCACTACCGCTCGTATGCCTTTCAATGCTTCTTCAGGTGTTTGTGCTAGCCAACTCAAGGATGGAAACTCCGTACAAGTACCTACATACTCAGCATCATCTTTCGACCATAATATATTATAATGATAGGTTTGATCACTCACACCCTCACCTTTTACCATAATTGCTTTTTTGGTTTAGCTTTCTTTTCAGCTTTCTCTCCGGCTTTCACTATAAAATTATGCTCTGCATGTACTTTATTTGCAATGTTATAGCACGCATATAGTGCTTTATGCCCTGCATCCGTAAACATTCGAATAATAGGCGTAGGTTTATCCCGGCCTAACTTCTGTTTTAAGCTCTCCGGGTAGGGTGTGCGTATCCTAGACATTTCCTGGTAATAGTTAGGTGCAAACCCAACAGGAGAAATATAATAATACGTGTCCCAAAGAGGTACATCTATACCTAACTTTATCATTTTTCTTATGCCTACCACAACCTGCACTTCCCCAGAACGCACGGATTCCCAAAACTGCTTACGAATATTTTTAGGCACGCGCCCATCATATGTAGCTACTGTTATGCCTTGTTCTGATAACATACGTGCTAATTCATCTAAATGCTCACGTAACGCACACACTATTAACACATACCGTCCGTGTTGCACATCCTTGTAAGCTGTGTTGCAAATAAGCTCGTTCCGTTTTTCATCTCTGCATAACTTCTTATGCAAACTAACCCAGTTACGAAAAGATTTAATTACAGTGCCCGTATATAAGGGTTCTACTGTGCAGGTTAGCTCCACACTAGTTCCTTGAGACGTAACAGGCCCCATAATATCAAACATAATACACTCATAGCCATCTTTGCGTTGTGGGGTAGCAGTTAGTCCTAATCTATAGCGGGCATTTAACTTATTGACCACCTTACGGTAACACTCCGCCGCCGAAAGGTGGACCTCATCAACGATCACTAACCCAAAAGTGTCTCGCAACTGCTTTAAATACTCAGCTCCCTTATCACTAATAAAAGATTGATAAGTAGATAAGCAAACATCATACTTCTCTAAATCGGCACGACAATTCGTCACACCAACTATAGGACTCCCATCACATTGAAGTTCTTTCATATTCGTATGCTGCTCAAATGTTGCTAAAAATTGATTAAGCAGAGTTATTTCTTGAGCTAATATGAGAGTTTTACACTGCAATGTACATGCAATGTAACACCCCATGACTGTTTTTCCGCTCCGGGGCGCTGACTTTATAATACCGTACTTGTACTGTAACCAATTGTTTACTGTTACTTTCTGATTAGGCCACAGTTCTGAGGTAAATTTTAAAGGGTGTGTAAAAGCAGGGCGCACCATTTGATTTTGAATGTTAAATTTATTGAAAACTCTATAAATTTTCCCTAAATCACCTCTGCAAAAAGCATGCATACCACGCACTTGAACATATGCAAGAAGCTCCTTAGCTTCACTTAACGGACAATCCAAACATGCATCCGGATTATCTCGTTTCTCCGTGCACCGTGCACATGCAGGATCTTCCACACGATATGTGAAAGCTTCAAGGTGACTATCATCTATATGTTGCGATGGAACGTACAAACGTTCTCGTAGAATTGCTTGCATATTTTCCTAAACTTGAGAGGAGCTAAAAACAAAGAAAGAAAAGTACACTGATTATTACTCTTCTTTCTTTTACAAAAATGCGATTGATTTTAAATTGGATTCTTTTCTTTACAACATATGCCAACACACCCGTTTTATCAAATCCGTGTATTTTCTTTCTTCAAATTCCTGCACGGGCCGCACAACACACCCATCTTCCTGTTCAGAAGAATCGACGGAAATCATGGGCAGTTCATGATCTAAACAAAACTCCTCAAACCTATCCCAATGTAATCGAGTTGAACTTACTGAAATATCAAAGAAGCGCACTACTGGTGCTCCAGGTGCATCATGTACTTTATTGTGCATACCCTTACCGTACACTACACCAAACAGCATTACCGCTTCATTTAACATTGGTGCTAACTTGTATCTACGCACCACTGTTTCACATATAGTCTTTTCCTTAGGTTTCAAAACAGGGCTGTACATACCTATGCACGGTTTTTCTTCTTTCAGAGTGAATCGTACATAAAGGCCATTGAGCCTCTTAAAAGCAACCACTCCCTGGCTGCCAATTAGCTCAGGATCAATGGCGTTTCTTATCCCGTCTCTCACGTGTACTTCTATCACAGCACTCTCCCTCTTTTTCCTTCTGATCCTTAGACTCTGCAGGCACAGCAACACCTGTTGCAGGCACAACGTCTCCGGTTACTAATACGGGTTTACCCATACAGTGCTCCTTTCAACCGTTAAATTATATCTTATCTACCCTAAATCTTACAAAAATAGGGCACCTTCGAATGCTTACCGGCGCTTGGTCATCTTGGGATTTTACTTCCACATAACATCCCTTTAAAAGCTCTCGAAATTTCCAAATTGTTTCCCGATCACACAACTCTGATACATTTAGAGTGCTAAACTCCTCTGCTGTGCCAGCAAGCTTATAAAATTCCCATTGATCTTTTGATGGCTTATCCAAAAATCCTCCGCCCACATGCAACAATCGGCCATCAACCTCCACAACAATTTTACCTAAACGGTTTTTATTTTTCCCTTGACCTGGTTCAAAAGCAACAATTGGAAACTCTTCCGTCTTGGTTGGTTTCATTTTGAGCCACTTACCTGTGCGTCTATAGTTATCATAGGAACCGTTTGGATCCTTTAGCATGATTCCTTCATAACCCCGCTCTAATGATTGCATGTAGTAAGTATTCACTTCTGCAGCATTATGCAAGAGCTGTCCCTCTAAAAGAGCTACTTTAGACGTTTTCTGTAGAATAGGTAGTAATAACTCTTTTAAACGTGCATACCGCTCTGAGCATGGCGTATTATCTTCATAATATGGTTTCTTAAAAATAGATAGATTAACAAAGTCAAACACCACAAAAACTAACTCATGATCTGCTTGAGAAGATGTATTTTTTCCAAACAACATACCCGTCTTTGCCCAGGGACTTCCATAAATATCACCTTTCTTTAGTATGGTGGTAAGTTCCCCGTCAAATACACCTTCTTGTACCACACTGCTTAACCAATCACATATAGTAGGTAATTTTGACGTAACATCTAAACCAGAATGCGTTAATGCAGTGCTTTTACCATCCAGCACTTTAACAAATAACCGTCTCCCATCAATTTTTGGCTCTCCGAAAATCGGAAAATAAGTCTTGTAATCTTGAGTGTTTGCAGCGCTCATTCCAAGTTGCTTATTCATACCAGCAAGCCCCCTTTCTACAATAAGTATACATAGGAGCTTGTAAAAAATCTAGGGCTCCACTGAACCGGCTGGTGTCTTCTCTACAGTTTCTTGCGCTTCCGACGGCTGGGCCCCCTCTACAGGCTCTTCACCTTTTACCTGTTCAAGTGGTACCTCAATTACTCCAGTACTTTCCAGCAATTTTCGCTTTCTCACTAAGTTTTTAGGCACAGTAACTATATATTCGTAGTCCTTTTTCGGATCCAGGAGTGCAACTGCAAAATCATAATCTGCACGGTTTGCTCGGGCTTCCGCAATCGCAACACTTGCATCTGTACTATATAGGTTAACATCCATGTAAGCAACACGTAATGCTTTACCTTTTACATCAGAAGCAAATGCTACAATTTTCAACACTTCTGTTAAATCTAAGCTATAATCTGAGCATTGAGCACGAAGCTGACGCTTGGAAAGCATGCCTAAAGTAAATTTTATGAACATCTCTGTAGCTAGATATTTTTCTCGATTACCTAACCCAGCGATCAAGCTGTTAATAATTTTTCCAAGCTCACTATTACCGTTACCACTTAACGTGTTTCTAATAATTTGTGCTCCAGCTTTCTCAGCTGGTTCCTCCTCCACCTGCAATCCACCTGCAGGAATGCCGAAAGTGCAATTCTCAACAGCAATATTTAACATCACTGGAGTGTATGTGGTGACTTGAAATGTGCCCTCTGCATGAATTTGCACGTCCCGCTCATCTAATTTAAGTACAGCTAAGGTGCGAGCAAGATCAAAAATTATAATCTTAGTCTCTTGAAACTTATACTGCTCAGCAAACTCAGATAGAATGGCTACATTTGCAAATAGTAACACTTTTACACGCTCTGAAGATGCACCTAGAAAATCCTCCAATTTACTTCTTAAACTCTCTGATGTGTTTGACACTACAAACGGTAAAAATCGAGACCTATCTAGTAATAATGCTACTACTGCAGGTGAATATTGTGCAAAACCTAACATACTGAACCACCTCCAATTAAAGCAAATCTCGTCTCTTTAATTATGATTATGCTATAATATATTCCAAACAATTCTACCGTCAACAATCGTCAATACACTTGTGGTGCTTGCCATTGTTGGCATGACATTTGGATCAAAAATATCTGCAGATAGCACAGCTAAATCAGCAAGCTTGCCGGGCTGTAAGCTACCCTTTATTGCTTCTTGGAACTCTGCATACGCACTTCCCAAAGTGTACAGAGTGACTGCAGTAGGCATATCTACACCTTCATTTGCATTTAGTGGATGAGCTACACAAAGCAACAAGTCCAGATATGGGTTCCCTAAGCCACCAAGTTGATCCGAGGATAACGCCACCTTAGCTCCTCCTAAAACTAACGAGCGTAAGAGCTGCGTTTGCGTAGCAAACCGTTCGGGCCCGACTCTTCGATAAATGGTTTCTCCCATAATAAACTGACTAGGAGCTTTTACGATAACAACACCCTTAGCAACTAATGCAGGTATTTGATCTGGACGGATCATCATCCCATGCTCAATTCGTGGGCGTCTAAGCTTCCATTGCAAATCATAAGAAGATGCCCCACTCATTGCTGATAATAAATGATCTACTGCTCCATCTCCATTAACATGGAATAGCCGCTGATACGTCCTAAACGGAAATCCATTCAATGCATCTGCTACTAATGTATTAATATCGTTTGGGAAAACTTCTCTCCCATACCAGGTAGGAGCATCATAATAAGGCTGAGCTAAATACATGCCTGATTCCTGCTCAGTGCCATCCGTAATCCACTTCACACCTGCAGAAAGGACTTTACCGAATGGATTTTGCCACTCTCGGCCATTATACATACTAAGCGACTCTTCCCTAGTAAATGGGAAGCCTACATTACGCACACGCACAGGTAAATTCATCCCCTTAAGAATATTTTCGTATCTTAGAGAGTCAATTCCAATTGAGATGTCCTGAATAGATGTGATCCCTTGCTGTGCACAGCCTAGTAACAATTGTGATAACTGTGCTTGAAATTCAGAATCCGGAATTTGAGATCGCATAATTTGGGCGAACCAATAGATTGCATAATCCTGCATCACACCTGTAGGCTCTCCATTAGCATCCCTAACAA